GCCGCCGGCGCATTTGAGCGACACCGAACGGGCCGAATGGCGGCGCGTGATGCGCATGCTGGAGCCAATGGGCGTGATCACGGAAGTGGAGGCGGATATAGTGGCCGTGTACGTTGCCAGTTACTCGCAGTGGGTGGAATGCCGGCGCGAGATCGAGCAAAAGGGCATTCTGGTGATCAACGAAAAGGGCTTTGCGATGCGCAACCCGGCTTTGAAGGTGTCGGATGACGCCCAGCGCACCATGCTGCGCTGTATGGGCGAATTGGGCATGACGCCCAGCGCGCGTGTGCGGCTGGTGGCGCCGGAATCGGCCGGCGATGCCTTTGAAGCGTTTTTGAATGACCTGTGATGCGTGAATTGTCACTTTTTTCCGGTGCGGGCGGCGGGCTTTTGGGCACGCGCCTTTTGGGATGGCGCCCTGTGGGCTATGTGGAGTGGAATGACTATTGCCAGCGCGTTATTGCCCAGCGAATTACAGACGGAATCTTGCCAGCCGCACCAATCTTCACTGACGTGCGTGAGTTTGTACGGTCCGGTGCGGCCGACCAGTATCGAGGATTTGTCGACGTGGTTACAGGCGGCTTCCCCTGCCAGCCCTTCAGCGTCGCCGGCAAACGCGCCGGGGCCGACGATGCCAGAAACATGTGGCCGGCCACCATGGAGGTCATCCGGCGCGTACAGCCAGCCTGGGCTTTTTTCGAGAACGTCCCCGGACTTTTATCAAGCGGATACTTTGGGGCCATACTCAGCGACCTGGCCGAAGGCGGGTACGATGTTGGATGGCGAATATTATCGGCAGCCGACGTGGGAGCGGCCCATTTGCGACGGCGACTTTGGATTGCTGCCCACGCCATGCGTTCCGAACGGTGGCCGCAAGCACAATCTGGCGCGGGTGACGCTGCGCGGGCGGACGCTGTACCGGGAGGATGGCAGCAAGGCGCAAATGGACCTGGAAACACACATGCGCCTATGGGCGTCGTCGATCGACGAGTTACATGGTGGGAAACTGAACCCGAACTGGGTAGACTGGCTGATGGGGTGGCCAATCGGGTGGACCGGCTTAGAGCCGCTGGCAATGGACAGGTTCCAGGCGTGGCTGCGCGCGCATGGCAGCTATTGAGCGGCCATGACGCCTGATCCGCTGGCCGGCGCGGGCTTTTGGTTCGATGAAAAGGCGGCCGGGCGCGTGGTGGCCTTTATCGAGGGCTTTTTGCGCCATTCCAAAGGGGTGTGGGCGGGCGAACGGTTTACGCTGCAGCCCTGGCAAGCGGACATCATGCGCGAATTGTTTGGCTGGAAGCGCGCCGACGGCACTCGGCGCTACCGTTCCGCCTATATTGAGATACCGCGCAAGAATGGCAAATCGGCGCTTTGCTCTGCGATTGCGCTCTATCTGCTGCTGGCGGACGGCGAGGCCGGGGCCGAGGTGTACTCGGCGGCCGCTGATCGCGACCAGGCGGGCATCGTGTATGAGGTTGCCAAGCAGATGGTGCAGGATTCGCCGGCCTTGTCGCGGCGCGTGCGCATTTTCAAGCGGTCGATGGTGGTGCAGAGCACGCATTCCAGCTACAAGGTGCTTTCGGCCGAGGCGTATTCTAAGCATGGGCTGAATGCCAGCGCCGTGATCTTTGACGAACTGCATGCGCAGCCCAATCGTGAGCTTTTTGACGTACTGCAGACCAGCATGGGCGCACGGTCGCAGCCGCTGCTGGTGATGATCACCACGGCCGGCTTTGACCGGAACAGCATTTGCTGGGAACAGCACGCATTGAGCACGTCCGTGATTGCGGACCCGATGGTGGCGCCTACGCATTTCGGATTTATCGCCGCCGCCGGTGAATCGGACGATTGGACCAGCCCGTCGACGTGGGCCAAGGCCAATCCGGGGCTGGGCGTGACGCTGACGAATGATTATCTGGCCGAACAGTGCAACCGTGCGCTGCAGACGCCGGGCTACCAGAACACATTTCAGCGGCTGCACCTGAATATCTGGACCCAGCAGGATGTGCGCTGGCTGGATATGCGGCTGTGGGATTTGTGCGCAGTGGAGGCGCCGGATTTGAGCGGGCGCGTGTGCTATGGAGGGCTGGACCTTGCCAATACCCATGATTTGGCGGCGCTGGCGCTGGTCTTTCCACCAATCGAAGAGGGCGAACCCTGGCATGTGCGCGTGTGGCACTGGATTCCGACGGCCGACATGCAGGCGCGCATTCGGCGCGACCGCGTGCCCTACGATGTATGGCAGCGCGAAGGGTGGATTGAGGCCACGCCCGGCGACGTGATCGACTTTGAGCGGATTATCGAGCGGATTGTGGAGCTGCGCGGGCTGTACGACATTGCGGAGATCGCCTTTGACCGCTGGGGCGCTCGGCAGATTCGGCAGCAGCTGGAGGACCAGGGCTTTACGATGGTAGACTTTGGCCAGGGATTTGTCTCAATGGCGCACCCTACCAGCGCACTGGCGCGCATGGTGGCCAGCCGCGAGCTGGGCCACGACGGCAACCCGGTACTTAGGTGGGCGGCCGACAACCTGGTGGTACAGCAGGACGCCGCCGGCAATGTCAAGCCGGCCAAGAATAAATCACGCGAGAAAATCGACGGGCTGGTGGCGACGATTATGGGATTGGAGCGTGCGCTGGTGAATGAACAGGGGGCGTCAATGTACGACCAGGGGCTGATCGTGCTATGAAACTAAGCAAAGCACAGTGGGAAGAGTTAGAGAAAGCAAAGGATCAACCAATTTTAGGCGGCGGCCACTCGCGTTCTACTACGCGCTGGGTATTGCAAGATAAAGGTTTGCTCAAATTCGATTTTGACCTAAGCATAGAGGGCATAGGTCATGTTAGCTGGCACATTACGGATTTGGGGCGCAAAGTGCTTGCAAACAGGGCCGCTGACTTGTGACTACAACCCACCTGAGCATGGTGGAAGTGCGCAGCGCAGACGGCAAATTATTGTGCCGTTTGACCAGCGACGGCCGCACGCTGGAGATTGTGCGGCGCGGCGTGCGCTATCATGTGGCGCTGGCGGCCGTGGGTGGGCAGGATGTGCTGTTTGTTTCGGCGCTGGTTGAAGAGGGAGAAAAGCATGACAAAGTACACGATAGAGACTGAAAAGCCGCGCATCATGGCGGCCTATATGGCAATTGATAATCTGTTGAATAATCGCAAAGTTACGGATGACCTGGTAAGGTTAATTGATGACCTTTGTAGCCGTTTCACCGATATTTTGAATGGTGACAACGAAGTGACGGATCATTTGGTCGAGCGCGATCTGGAATATATGCTGACTTCATGCCAGGCTTTGGTGGAAGCAATACGCGGCGAAGGTGTGAAAGCGCGTAACGAAGAGGACGATGAATAAAAAGAGTTGACATAAGTGCGCAATAAGCGCACAATATCGCACAGAGCGCCACCGAGCGCCACCGAAACCTTTTGGGGTTACCGGTGGCGCTCTTTTTTTTATCCCAGGGACAACCGCATGGGCTTTGTGGAATGGCTGACCGGCAAGCCGACAGCACCGACAGAAGAGCGCGGCGCCGAGCCTTTTTATGATGCGGTGGCGGCCTTTGACGCCGGCGGCGGTGTTGGCTGGGCGCCGTGGGTGTCGGAGGAATCGGCGCTACGCGTTTCGTCGGTGCTGGCCTGTGTGCGACTGCTATCGGGCACGCTGGCCGGGCTGCCGCTGCATGTGTACCGGCGCATCGAGGGCGGCAAGGAGCGCGACACCGACACGCCGCTGGCCAAGGTGCTCAGCGTGCCCAACTCCTGGCAGACGGCCTACAAGTGGCGTGAAACAATCTGGATGTGGACCCTGCTGTACGGCAACGGCTGCAGCCGCATTGTGCGCGACCGCAACGGCGATCCGGTGGCGCTGGTGCCGCTGGACCCCAACAATTTGGAATTTGCCGACGCCGCTGACGGCGGGCTGGCCTACAAGGTCAATACCGGCGCGCAGGTTGTGACCTATGGCGCGTATGAGGTGCTGCACCTGCGCGGGCTGACCGGCGACGGCAAGATTGGTTACGGCGTGATCGAAAACCTGATGCGTGAGAATGTGGCGCTGGCGCTTTCGCTGCAGGGCAGCGCCGGTTCGTTTTACGCCAATTCGAGCCGGCCGGACGGCATTCTGAATGTGGCGCACCGGCTGACCACGGAAAGCCGCGACACGCTGCGCAAGGAATGGCAGGCGCTGCACGGCGGCACACGCAATAGCGGCCGTGTGGCGGTGCTGGAAGGCGCCGACAAGTACACGCCGATTTCCGTGCCGCCTGACCAGGCGCAATTTCTGGAGAGCCGCCAGTACTCGGTGCTGGAGATTGCCCGCGTCTTTGGCGTGCCGCCGCACCTGATCGGCGATCCCGGCGCGCAATCCTATGCATCGGCCGAGCAGAACAATCTGGAATTTGTCCAGTACACCTTGCTGCCCTGGGCGCGCAACTTTGAGGATGAAATCTGGCGCACGCTGCTGCTACCCAGCGAACGCGCGCGCTATTTTGCCGAGCACCGCATGCAGGGGCTGCTGCGCGGCGACACCAAAAGCCGCATGGAGGCGTACGCGATTGGCGTACAAAACGGCTGGATGAATCGCAACGAGGTGCGCGAGCTGGAAAACCTGAATGCGGCCGACGGCCTGGATGAATTCCTTGCGCCGCTCAACATGACGACGGCGCCGGCGCTGTCGGCCGAAGCGGAGGCGAAAATCGAGAATCCCGGTGCGGCGCCAGCGGTGGATGTACCGGCGCCTACACCAGCAGCGCGGGCAATGGGGCGGAAGTGGGAGAGGTCCGAATTGCCGGCGCTGCTGGTGCGGGCGGTGCTACCTGATATGGACACGGATTTTGAAGAGCCACCGGAAGAGGATGACGGGCCCGATGATGACCTGCTGACGGCGGCCCAGCATGCGGTGCGGCGTGATCGGCAGGAGCTGATCGCCACCTTTCGCACGCTGTGGACCGACGCGGCGGCGCGCCTGGTCAAGCGCGAGGCGTCGGACCTGCTGCGCAAGCTGGGCGCCGTGGGGGAGGACCGGGCCGCCTTTGAGGCCTGGCTGGTGGAATTCTATCGTGAGCTGCAGCCGAAGATTCCGGCCTATTTTGCGCCAGTTTTGACCGCCAGCATTCGCGGGGCGGCGAATTCGGTCAAGAGCGAAGTGGGCCAGCCCGTGCCGCGTTCCTTTGCCGACTTCACGGCGGCTTTTCTGGCGAATTTGAGCGCGGCGTGGGTGCTGGCCAGCGAGGGGCAGATTGCGGCGCTGCTGGGTGAAAACGAGGGCAGCGCCGGGCTGGAGGCGGTCGAGGGGCGCGTGAATGAGTGGGAAGAGAAGCGCGCCGCCAAAGAGGGCATGCGCCAGTCGGTTGATTCGATCAACGCGGCCAGCATTGCCAGCTATGCGCTGGTGGGCGTGGCGGCGACGGTATGGGCGGCCAGGGGCAAATCGTGCCCGTTCTGCCGCCGGATGCATGGGCGGCGGGCGGCCGTGGGCAGCGCCTTTATTGACGATGGCGTGATCGTGGACAACGACGGCAACCAGCTGCGCATCCACGGCCGCAAGACGCACCCGCAGTTACATTCTGGGTGTGATTGCACGCTGGTGGCGGCTTAGGAGGGACACATGGAACGGTATCCAATCGTGATGAATCTCGAGGTGCGCGGCGAAAGCAATGCGCCCGTGATCGAGGGCTATGCAGCGGTATTCAATTCGCTGAGTGAGGACCTGGGCGGCTTTCGCGAACAGATTGCGCCGGGCGCTTTCAAGGGCAGCCTGGAGAGCGACGTGCGCGCCCTGTGGAATCACGATCATTCCCAGGTGCTGGGCCGCACCAAGGCGGGCACGCTGCAGCTGCAGGAGGATGGGCGCGGGCTGCATGTGCGCATCATGCCGCCGGCCAGCGCGGCCGGCCATGTGGAGAGCATGCGGCGCGGCGACGTGGACCAGATGAGCTTCGGCTTTACCGTTGACAAAGACGCATGGCAAAAGACTGAAAACGGTCCGGTGCGCACGCTGCTGGCGGTGTCGCTGCGTGAGGTGAGCGTGGTGCCTTTCCCGGCCTACGCCAGCACGACGGCCAGCGTTAGATCAAACTGGGGCGAACTGCCCGACATTCCCGAATTGTACCGGCGGGCGCCGGTCAAGATACAGCCTGAAACAGACCGGCGGGCGCCGGCTGCCCAGGGCAACCAGACACGCACAACCAAGGGAGATCTAAAAATGGAAACACGCGACAAGCTGGCGCCCGTGGACCTGCGCCGCAAGGCCGACACCTACCTGCAGCGCA